CTGTTTAAGATTCAAAGTAATGGTAGAACCAATAGCTGAGAAGTTAACAGATGCAGCACGACCAAATACAGAAGCAGATGGGTACTGGTTGTAGTTCTTGCTGAAAGTAGTAAGACTGAAACGTAATGTTGCGTTCTTCAGGACAGATGCAGAGTCAGTAGACACAGCACTGTTTAAAGTAGACAGGTCATTTGAAGTGTTGCAGAAGATTTTCTTAGCTGCTTCACAGAACTGAGCAATCTCAAGAGTAGTAACACCAGCAACACCGGCCAATACATCACGCATTGACTTGTGTGTAACCAGACCAACATACTCAATACCAGCAACTTCAACAGCTGCTAGAGAACCAACAGGAGTCTCAGCGTCTACACCGTCACTTACAGCAGCCTGATAAGCTGCAAAGCCAACGGCTTCAGCAACATCACCAGTAGCAAAAGTGATAGTACTTGTAACACCAGTAGAAGGTGATGTAACAGTAAATCCGTAAGCACCATATGAGACAATAGAGCCTGGTACATCTGCATGTACAGAAGCTGTTAAGATTGTAGCCACTTCATCTAAAGTGGTTGCAGCAGATAAGTCAACAGTATTATCAGATACTGCAACAGTATCAATAGTCATCTCAAGTAAACCAGAACCGTTAATAGTAACTAACTCAGTTAACTGGTCATGTCCACCGCCAACTAACTGTGCAGGTTGTGCAGTATCGTAGCTCATAAGAACAACGAAGTCGGTTGGTGTAGGAGTTTGTGAATAGAAAGCTGTAGCTGCCTTCATTACCTCTGAAGCTGCATCCCAATCACCGGCAACACTTGCAAGGCTTGTATAAGCACGAGCACGTTCAGCAGGAGCTATCGGGTTATCTGCTAAGTCAGAAGATAAAGTAAGGAAACCAAGTATACCGAAGTTACCACCAGAGACTCCAACAGGAGAAACTGAGATGCTAACGTCAGCGAATTCAGTAATTTCAATCGCCATAATTGTTCCTAATTATAAATTGTTAATATCATATTGTAGAAGTATTTCATCCAGACCTTCAGTGATAAATACACCACTTACTTGTAGGGCTGTAATATTATCAACCACTTCTTCAAATACTCGTGTCACATAAATTTCGACTGAGAAACCATTACGAATCTCCCACTCTTTCTCCAGCTTTGCATCCTCATTAGATAAAGGATGACAACTTATGAAACCATAGCCAGTACTTGTCATAAGTGTTTTCATTGCTTCGGATGTCCACCCATGCATTATTTGCATAGAAGGTAAACCATCAGTATCAACTACACCAATTCTGAAACGTAACCTTGCAGGACTATAAGTAATGTAGGTTGTTGTATCATTGGTCTGTTCTTTAATCCTTTGATTAGGGATACCTATTTGGTACTCTTCCAAAAGTCTTATATGAGCAAACACATCAGCTGGTTTGGGTGCATTGTTTTGTCTAGCTGGATATGAAAATTGTGGAATACCAACCATCTGGTCGATAAACACTTGTATAGCTTTTACGTCTTGTCTCATGGTTTCCAGTTCTCCGATTTCTCAAGGATGTATGAGTGAAAACCGAAGGGGCTTTCATCAGACTCTTGCAGTACATTAAAGTACTTGCCTTTGTATCCTATCTTGTCTTCAGGTTCTATAGAGAATTTGTTTGTGACATACATACCTCTATAGTCAGCGAACCTTGTTCCACCGTCTTCGACAATTCTTGCGATACCTTCCTCGAACTGAGAGAATTTATTACCAGCTACTACTCGACCAAATATGATTGAGGTTGTAACTGTTCCTTCTATCCAGTTATTGTCAGTATCATAAGAACCTGGCCCTACGCGATAGCGGGTCAGCTTAACTAAGAACTTTGCATTGAAAGCCCTCTGCATTTGCATAGCCATAAGCTACCTCCTATACGGCAAAGATTCCTACAGTTACAATTCTACGATAGCTCCAGTAACGCTTACCATATATAGTAGTAAGTAGCTCATCCATGTTAGGATGTACATCAGCTACTGCCTGTTCTATCATCACATCATCAACTTCCTGTTTACGTATAGGTGCAAGTGCACCAGTATCTCCAGTCTCGGAAGACATAGAAACAGTAATTAAATGAGCTGTGAAGTATGTGTGGGCTACATCGTAAAAGTCTAACCACTTGTTGGGACTATCCATGAGCAGAGCAGCATCATCCAGAAATAACTGAACTCTTTTGTCATCTACTTCACAGAACTCAGGAAACCTGAGATGAAAACTTGCTACATCTGCCATGATTAGTTACCTTATTATTTAGTTGCTGCTTTCTTAGCAGCTTCTGCCTTAGCTTTCTCAGCAGCCTGGTTGTCAGCTAACAGCTTCTCAGCTGCTGCAATACCGGCTACACGTTTAGCTTCTACTTCTTCTTCAGAAAGAGCAGGGGCTTTAGTAATTTCAAGAATACCATTGCTTAGCATACCCTTCGCACTAGGCGCAAACAGTTTCCATTCAGCGTCATCCAATTCAATGGTGGCACCAGCTGGGATGTTTAGGAAGCGTGGTGCTTGACCAACTTCATTGCGACCTGTGTTACATGATGTATTAAAGTTTTCGTTGTTGCGTACTCTCATAAGTTTTCTCCGTTAAGGAAGTGCAGGACCGAGCCTACCTTCCTTTATTAATTTAACATTCTCATCAATTCTGATAAGAGTTTCACTCATTTCAACAACCTTGTTATTAATAACAACTTGTTGTGAGTGTAGTAGTCCATCTACCGCCTGGGCTTTCTTAACCTCAAATACTTCTACATGCATGTACATGTACCCTACACATAGAAGTATTACAATTGCTTCAAGAGGTCGAGTAAAGGCCAGCTTGATAAAATCAAACATGACCTTGCTCCCACGACTTAGATGTTGTACCAGTGCTGTACAGCAGCAGGACGAATCATTTCCAGACCAGCGAAACGGCCATAGCAGTTGATTTCAAATTCCAGACCTTTGTACTGAACAGGTAAGTGAACGTAAGGGAAAGGTTCACGGATACGCATGTTATCCATACCTGAAGCCAGAACAGTGAAACCTTCAACAGATTCACCAGTTGGGTCGAACGCACCGCCAGCTGCATCATAGATACCAGCCAGTTCGTTGATGTCTTTGAATTGCTCTTTAGAAGTAATAAACATGTTATTCTTCAGGAACCAATCCATGATAGATACATCACTGTGGATAGAACGAGGTGTGTTCATTAAGTACTGCTTCTTCAGTACAGAGATTAAGATAGTGTCCGGACGGAACAACTTCTTAGTGTCTGAGTAAAGCTTAGCACAGGCATTGGTCAGGTCGAAGATGACTTCATCAGGAGTCTTCAGATTCCACTCTTCATCACCACCAGCACCAACAACGATTGGGTTCTTAGTAACAGTACTCCAAGGGTCGCCAGCAGGTCCACCGAAGAAGCCCTGGATTTTAGATTCAGCATTGCCGAACCAAGTAAGTACGTTTACCTTCTCTTCGTATGAACGACGAGTAGCTTCAGCTTTACGTTGCTCAAGAGGCATACCAGTCAGCTTAGCAGCTGCGATTTCCTGACGAGAGTAACCGAAAGCATTACCAAGAGTACGAACGTCGATGGTGTATTCTTTACCATCAATATCGCCACGAGGCAGGTCAGTGGCTTTACCAGCTATGATAGCTGTCTCGCCACGTTTGTCGTAAGAACGGTAAGTGATTTGGTTAATACCTTCACCACCTTCAGTGTTTAGTGTAAATACTTCACGAGCCATCAGCTCAGGGTAAAGTACGTCATAGCTTTGAGCCTGAATGTATTCAAGCTGACGTTGGAAGAACAGGCCTTCGTCGTCACCGACTAGAACACCTTGAGCAACCAACATTTCAATTGCATCGTTAAGAACTACATCACCGAACTCACCAGTAGGCTGGTTGTGCTCATCATGTAATGCTACATTGGATAAAGTTTTAGACATTATAATTTCCTTTATTTCTTAGAAGAGCCAGGCCTCACAAGGAGACCCAGCAGATTAACTTAGCTTATTGCTTAAGCGTTCTGGATGTCGATACGAACTTTGATAACGTCACCAGATATACCAGCTTCGTCAGCAACTACGTTAGTACAAGCAACTACGTCACCGGCAACAGCAACTTTAGTGAACTCGCCAGTTACTGTATCAACGTGAAGAACTTCGCCAATTGCAATAGCAGTAGCACCAGTTAGTTTAACGTATAAGTAACCTTGACGAATCAAAGATACCGATTCAGTTTCAACATAGTTGGTAGTGCCATCAGAAGGGCGGTTAGCAGCTTCATGGTTGTACTCACGTTGTGAGATAGCGTATACGTTAGCAACAGCACCAAGAGCACAGCCTCGGTCTACAGATGCATCACGTTTCATACCTTTACCGAAACCAGCAGTAGCTGAAGTTAGTACACCAGATTGGATTACGCGAGGGCCACTGTCAACCAAGTCACCAGCATAGCCATTGTTTGTGTAGATATTAAAATCTTGAATAGGCATTATTTATTCCTTATGTTAAATTGAGATTAAGACTTTTGACGGTCAATCATTTTTTGACGAGCTTCAGCTACTCGGTCAACCGGTACAGTATCAACTACTTGCACGTTAGACTTACGTAGGACTTTACTCATAGAAGTCTCGCCTGATACAGAGTCTTCGACAATAATATCAAATCGAGCGTTTACGTATGCTTCATCTTTACCTTCAAGGCTTAGCTTAGGCATGACATCGGCAACTACTAATTTACGAATTTCATCACAACTCTTTCCAGAGAAGTCTTCCAAGTCCGTAAAGTCTTTAGCAACCATGATGACTTCAACACGAGCGTCAACGCCAGCATCTAGTTCATCAGTTAATTTCGCAATAGTCTTTGTAGCTTCTTCAAGCTCGTCAGATACTACTACGTCTTTGGCAACGATAGACTCAAGAGCGTCTACCATTACTTTAGCTTTGTCGGTCAAGGCAACTTCAGCCTCATCCATTGTGTACGTTTCGTTCTGTGAAGCTAACCAGCCAAGCAACTTAACACAGTGGTCTTGCTCTTCAGCCAGGATGTACTTAAGTACAGACTTGAGAGCATCGTCTTCACAGTACGATAGAGCATCTGTGTAGTCATTGACAGCTTTAACTTCATCGTTAAGCAGTATCAAAGCTGTGTAAACTTCATAACCTTCGTCGCCAACCTTAAGGTCTTTCGCAACAATTATGTCAACATCAGCACCTGGGTCTGCTTCATCTTTGACAGCCACTGGCTCATCTTCGACAACAGGTTCAGGAGTAATATCTTTACATACAGACTTATCTTCATCAACTACAGGTTCATCAACAGTATCAGTGGGGTCTTCATCAGCAATACGAACAGAAGAACCAGCACGACCTTTATCGACGATAGCAATGTGGTTTGCACGAATGTTTCGCTGGTAGTATGATGTTTCACCATCATCACCAGTTACCATTTCTACGTCACAGGTATATCCAGCACTAAGCTCTTGTGTACCATCTTCAATTTTGTCGATAGCATCTTGTCGAGCAATAACTAAATCACCAGCTAGTTTATTTTCATCACGAACAGGTAGACCTTCCAGTACACCTACTTGCAACTCGGCAGCGTTATCAGCTGTTACACTAATGTTCTTGCCGTCTTTCTTTGGGTGGCCGATTGTAACCGGCACAGAACGGAAGGAAGCTACTGAATCTTCAGTGATAGGTGTATCAGGCTTAACATCAGTTAGGCCCAAGGCACCGGCAGAATAAATTTGAGAACCTGAACGAGCGAATGCACATGGTACAATCATCTGTCCAGAGTCTGTAAACTTTCTCTGTGTTGGCACTTTAATGCGGTCCGTTAGGTTAACGCCTATTAACTTATTTGGCATCTTTAGCTCCTATTGGGGTTTTGTTAGGGTCGGTTCCTATCGTAGCATCCTTGTTAACTAAGCCTTCTTCCTTAGCTTTATCTAGGGCTGACTCACGAGAGACAATACCAGATTCAGTTAAGTTCTTAAGGTACTCAGAAGTATCCTTGAATCGTGTTTGCTTTTGGCTTGCAGATTCAGGGAAGATACAATTCCAGGTATACTTAAATTCTTCTTCACTTAAACTAAAGTGAGCTGCTAATAATCTGTCAGCTACTTGTAGACGAGGAACAAAGACATCCTTTTGGAGGCCTTGTAAGAATTCAACATAGTTAATCAAATCAGATTCACCAGTAGTGATAAGAACCGAGTTGCAGGGATGCCAACAGAGGCAGCTACCATTTTCAGGTATTCCCATATCAGGTCTTTAACACCTGACAGTTGTATTGATTTCTGTTCATACTCTTCAGTGCTATCAAGAATAGATGCACCGAATACAGATTTGATGTTCTTCCACTCAGTAAAGCGGTTAAGCATCTGCGTAGTACCGGCATCAGTAGAAAGAATATTTGCTAGTCCTTCAACTTTAATAATGTCAGTGTTAGCTTCTTGAACCATCTGAGCAGCAGCAAAGCTAGTCGTATGGAAGTTGTCAATCTGAGGCATCAGAGGAATGAGTATGCTGTCACTATACCAAAGGTTACGCTGACGTTCGTAGATAGGTAATTCAGTACCTTCAAATCTAATCAGTCGCTCTTTATGTATAGGAGCAGGAGATGTTACAAATTGGTAATGAGTAGGCATACCAAAGGTAGGAGACATTGGTTCCTGGTCTATATCACCAATAACAGTAATACGTGTACGGTCTACAACATGCATAGAACGTAAACAACCTGGCTTCAACTTTCTCCAGTTGATTGGTTTACTAACATCACGGCCATCATCAACATCCATAACTATAAAGCTAGTGCCATACAGTCGTGCCCATTGATAGGCATCACGATAGAGTTTAGCCATGTCAAATTCAGCATCAGCTTCCTGAGCATCTTCCGAAGCAAGCTTGCGCCATTCTCGTGTCATATCTTGTGGAGGAACTTTACATATCTTTTGTGATAGCCAGTCCTCTCTAAACCTTGCAGCGAGTGCAGGATGGTCATAGTTCTTTCCACTATGTGTCCATACATTGTTCGTAGCCTTATCCTTTGCAGTACCGAGACCGGTAGCTAGGTTGGACAGACCATCTATAACATTTCTGACTCGCCTGTTGCTTTCATCCATAATTTGGACTTCAGCCATTTTCTTATCAGTACTCATAGCTTCTCCTTAAATGTGGACGATGTAAGATATATTAGCTTTCTTTGCAGGGCCAATAATAGTAACTCCATCTGACGTTATCGCGGTGTTGGTTATTGTTAAGTCTGTAGATAGCTCACCTGTTTTAGTAGCCTTCATTCTTTGCTTAGCACCAGCAGGTATCAATATAGAGTGCAGTATAGATGCAGACATCCAACCACTACTTGCATCAGCTATATTAAATGAACGCAGGGTTAGAGGTATAATTACCCAAGTGAGTCCACCATCAAGAGACCTCTCAATCCAAATATTCATGGTGACTGTTTTATCACCAGCACCAGTTGTGGTAAGGTGAAGTTCTATAGATGCAGACAAGCCTGTTATGTCTTGAAGCACCTCTATACCCTGGTTAGTTACTGATACAAATGCATCTGCGAAATCTCCGAAGTCTATGATAATCTCCGTAGCTGACGTACTATCATGATGAGGAACAACTTGTTGTAATATATTAGTAGCAGGTAGTACACCATGTATATCTGAACCAACCGGACCTTGTGGGCCAACCGGTCCTTGTGGGCCACTTTCTAACACCTCAACAATGTTATTGGTAGCCACTATAACTTCGATAGTCATGAGACCTCCAAGATTGTAATTGAACCTTCAAAGTAAGTAAACTTGTCACCTGTAAGGCCAGTAGGCCAGAAGATAACATGATAGCTTACTCTGTTACTGCTAAGTGCAGCAGTAACTGCATCATCCCATACAAAATCAAACCTGCCATCAATGGCATCAACAATAGTTGCATCCTGGTCAAGTGTAGGTTCCTCGGTACAGACAAATTGCATTACATAGTCAGTAATATCTACTGCTATGCCATCTGCCTTGTACCGAAGTTCCAGGTCTTCATCGTCACCCTTAGTGAGGTAAAAATCATATTGTGCTATATCTGTGCAACTCATAACTAACTTACCTCCTAAAGGATATTAATCGAGCTTTGTTAGCTCAGTTATTTCGGTATGTAACTCTTGAAGTTCTTTACCTACTTTCTGGTTTACCGACTCACGGTGTGCCATCAAATCAAACATTCTAGCTTTAATTTCGATGGTACGTTGTGCAGTTGTAACTATTACAGGTTCTGCTTTCTGTTTAGTATCTTTCTCTGTATTAATTTTAGTCATTATGTTTCTCCTAGTTTATAAATTTTAGTTGTGTGAAAAGGCAGGAAGATAATATGTACCAGAACCTATAACAATCTTAATCCATTTTTGTGGACTCGCCCCAAGTGCGCCAGTTGGTAAGTTCTGTAGTGTAGGTAGTGCGCCAGTATCAGGGTCTAAAAGGAAATCAGTACCTACATCCTTAAATTCTAAAGCGTCTGTCTCTAGTACAAGTTTAGCAGCTGCGTCCCATACTGATGAACGGTAAAACTTAGAAATTTTATCTTTCCCGATTAATAGCGATACACCTTTATCACCCCTTAAGTCAACATTACCATTTAGCCAGATACCTATTTGGTCTCCTACAACTGTCATGTCTGGATGTACTTCTTCACTTGCATCTACTTGTAAGCCTATGAAGTCTCCATCAATAGTACCTGTTGCACCTACACGGTCTTCCCAGGAAGCATTAAAACCAATATAGTCAGTAAGGTTTCCTGTTGTTGCTTGTTGGTTTGGACCTACTGTTTTATGTCCACAGAACCTTTCAATAAGTGTTGTTCCGCTATAACGTAAACGCGCAGTAGTACAGTTAATAGTGTTAATAGTTCCTGAATTACAGATAAAATCAAAATCTATACCACGAGATTCTAATAGTGTATGCTCACCACCACCATTTTTTGCTGGGTCGTAGTTCATTTGGAACTCACCAAGATTGAATGGCTTTAGTGGGTCAAGGTTATCTTCGGTTGCAGAAGTTACAGAACCTACAACACCCATAGCCCAGAACTCATGGTCGCCCTGTGCTCCTTCGACTTTTAAATGAATACCTACTGGAGTAGGGTAAAATATAGGGTCGGAACCACCTGGGTTCATTAGAAAGGTAGCTCCAAGTCCTGAAATTTCTCCACTGTGTGAAAAATCATCAACGGTAGGTCCTACAGCTAATCGCGTTTTGAAAATATGATTACCTGTCCATACGTCCCATTGTCCAACAACGGGGTCGCCTGTATGTATATAATCTTTAATCTGTTCAGCACTGACACTTAATGGTAAGGTGCCAGCACTGTTTACTGTAGGTATTAAATCAGAATCCAACAGTACATGTAATAGGTCTTCTTTATCTTTTATGGTTGACATATGTTACCACTCCATCTCATCACCAGTAGTCCACTCAACAGTGTCACCGGTCTGCCACTCTACGATAACTTTAGAGACAGCGGATTTAATAATAGAGCCTAGCTCATTAAGAGTCAGGCCAAGTGTTAGGAATCTCATATCGCTCTCCCTTTATATAGCTTCTACAGAAAGCTTAACAGTACCGACAACAGTCTTACCGTAAATACTCTTTCCAGTTACAAGAGGAAGTATCAGTGGCTCATTATGACTAAGGCCAAATGTGTCCTGAGTAGTAGGGATAGAAGTATGATATGCTAGAACGACATTAGCTGTTCCATGCTTTTGTACAAGTGCACCAGAAGCCGAGGCAATTAATTGCCATGAAGTAGTAAGTAACATTATTGTTTACCTTTGTTTAGAGTTCCACCCGTTAGGCTTCTCAATATAGAGACCTTCCTGAGTAGTGATTTCAAGAGTCGCACCAAAGTTATCAGCGAGGGCAACCTCGGCAATTACTTCGCCTGCATCATTTTTAATTTGAAAGGAATTATTATCTTCTGACCTTCCGTCCAGACGAGTCTTCAAACTCATGGTGTTCTCCTTAGCTCCAGTCTTCATAACTCATGGCTTGGCCCTCGAAAGCAACAGCAACAGCATCTGCAAAGTTGTCTGCTACATCATCGTGACCGGTAGCACTCCCATGAGGAGACTGACCTTTAAGCTCTTTGACTATGTGTTTAATTATGTTTATTTCTTTTGAATCCACGTTAGCATAACTCATAGCATACATAATCTCTTTAGGGATTAGTATGGCTCCCTTATCAAAATAGGGAATAGTATTAAGGAAGCGTGTGAATTTGTCATTGTTGGCTGTTCCATCACGAGGTACTGGTCGAACTGTGACTGTACCATCTTTAATGAACTGTTGATTTAAGAATTGACCACTAGACTTATCTTCCATGTACATAGCACGAGGCATGAATGCGGGATAGTTAGGGTCAAACTTATGATGGTGTTTCCAAAACTTACGAACTGCTTTAGTAAGTTCTGGTATCTCAAACTTATCTACTATAGCATCAATAAGAATTAATCTGTTCTGCTTATCAACTCCCCATAAACACACCACTGTATAATCAGAGTACGTCTTGGTTGTCGATGCAGTATCAGCGGTCATGAAAGTATACCGAATAGAATGCTTGTCCAGTACGGAATAGTACGTTATGTCTTCCTGGCTCAGTGCCTGTGTACCCTTACCAACTGGCATACCCATGTATTGGGAATAGAAAGTGTAAGGGTCTTTCTCACGTAAGCCTTTTAAGGTAGTGACATTTTTACGGATAGACCAAAAAGACGAGTCCCCTTCCTTATCAAAGTCCTCAAGAGGTCTCTTCAAATCGTAAAGGATAGGCTTAACGTGTGTATAGCCATACTCGTCTATCTGTGCTTTATACCATGCCTTAGAGCCTGTTGCATACTTCTCAAACTCCTTGACCTTACGGTTAGGTAGTGGTGAGTCTTTGTGTCGAATCAATCCTGGGATGTTCAACCAATCGTATACATCATGTGAACCACCCTTCATGAGATAACCACATAGGTCGTCTGCATGTAGCCTCTGCATAATAATAGCTAGAGGTGTAGTCTCAGTTGCAAGTCGTGATAGTAATGTGTTAGAGAACCGATTATTAATCTTGTCTCGTTCTGTCGGAGAGTTTGCATCGTCTGGTTTGATAACATCATCAATAGCCATCAGTCCTGCAAAATCTTCTACTAAGGCCCCACAGCCTTTACCGGTCATCTTACCTGT